GTTTTGTAAGTGTGTTCTGGCAGGGATTCGACACCCCCCTACCCCCATATATTACCATGTAGAAGTATAGCAAGTCACTTGATTAAACCCTATTACCTTTCATACTGTTACAAGCAATACAAGCCGGTTGATGATTGTCTTTATCCCAAAACAACGGATCATCTGGCCCTTTAGGCGGTATACGGTGATCCACGCACTCAGATACATAGGCACAACGTGGGCTTATCTTTAACGCACACAGATGATTACCAGGTTGCTTGAGAAACCTTTTACTATATTGCGACCACTTATAGTTATATCCTCTCTGTTGTGCTGTTCCTCTTCTGTATTCGCTTGAGTGCTTCGTGTGCTTCGTGCAATAACCGGAGGACACCAGCTCCGGACATCCTGGATAATTGCAAGGTCGTTTCGCTCGACTGGCCATATCTTTTCTCACCTTCCAAATACTTTAATCACATCCTTATCAACATTGCTATTCCTTAAATCCATCTAAGTATATCCCACGGTGTAATCAGACACTTGGGAATTATGTACTGGCCTTTTACTCTGCCCGGTTGCCCCCATTAATAATGACCGTGACAATTTTAGAATTTCTATCTCTTTCATCTTCTTCCCTCCAGACCAAATCTCCATTCTCATCGAACATCAATCCTGATGCACCACCATGCTTACTGAATGTCTTCCAGTGCTTTTGTCTTAGTTGAATCTTGACTAAATCTTGACTAAATCTTGACTAAATCTTATAATTCTCTACATTAAGAATAGAACCATATTCCTGGTACCGACATTTATGTCGGGACCAAATTGTTTGATGTGAGCAGAAATAAATTTACATTCTGCTTATTATGTTTCTTCTCTTGCATCCTGCCTAAATCCTGCAGCTCTGTTATATGGTCAATGTAACCCAACTCACGGTGGCAATGCTCGCACATACCACCGTCTATGCTTATCCTGTGTGCGATATACGACTTCCTACACTGCTTCCACTGTTTGCTGTTATAAAAAGGCTTGGCCCATTCCTTTGCCATCAGATCACCTTTTGAAAAATAATAGCCGGCTCATAAGAACCGGCTGGGGATGTTAAAATACTTGGTATATAGAGAGTCTATGTATTTTAGGGAAGTTTGGTTTGTCAAACTTCTACACTATTATTATAGCACTGCTTAACGGCTCATAGTGTAGCAACATTTTTTCCCATATTCTCTATGTGCCTATAATACATTCGTTTTATGTGCTGGGTGCTATATCCGAGCTCACGTCTTATTTGCTCCCACTTCAACCCGTTTATGTGCCTCAATCTCAATATCATCCTTATTGTCGCATTGTCAATGCTTTCAATGTATTCTTCAATCCTTGCCCGTTCGTCCATCAGCTCGTCAAGCTTGCACTTCAGCTTTCGCTCCAACCGCTTAACCTTGCTTGAGTAGCCTCCACTGTCATAGCCGCAAATCTTGAAATGTGTGAGGATGTACGGATGCTCAACCATGCTGCCAGTGACCTTGTCAGTTACATATTCCTCTGTAATTGCATTCAACTCTTTTTTGATAAGTTCAATTTCTTTTTGTATGCTTCCAAGCTTGCTTAGTTCTTCCCTAGTCATTGAATAACTTCGACCTCCTGTCAAATCGAATATGCTCAACTTTCTTGAGTTCTTCGATAGAGTGCCATTCTTGATACACTGCAAACCATGCCTCAGCTGTCATTGTGACCGTGTGTATTTCTTCTGTAACCCCGTCAATAATCTCATTGCAATCTGCTGCTAGTGCATACATCTGAACAAAGTCCTGCATCTCCATTGTTACAAACCATTGCCGGTAGTTCTCCTTGTGTGCCACGATAGGTAAGTTGTCGCTTCCGGCCGAATCTCTTATGGCCTGCCTCATAAAAGCCAATTTGTCACCTTCCGTGATGACGTCTCGCAACTTCACTTCAACGTGTATCCCTGGAAGTCCAACAACATCGGCACTGTCTACACCGCCAGCGTATTGTTGACTACGTCTTGCGTCATATCCGTATTGGCGGCAAAGCTTGGCAAATTCTCTCTCGCCTCGCTTGCCTTTTTCTCTGCTATTCATCTGTCTCCCTCCTTTCAAACCGCCAGCTTACACATGTCGTTGAATCGCTACTGCGATAATCCTTGCACTTGCTATCACCCCTAAAATTTTCATTCTCCAGCCGATTGCACCCAAGGCAACTTCCGCACTTTGTCAGCATCAATCGCGCATTTGCTATGTAGTTCATGCTTATCCTCCAAACTCATATTTCTTGTTAAATCTGCTATAAGCTGTTTTGTGCTACTCGGTAACATCGCATATTCCTTTTGCTGGGCTACTTTCGGTTTGTAACTCCTCATGAAATTTGACTGTATAACACTGTTGACAGTCTCAACGTCCATCAACGCCCATTCCCTGAGCTGGTTTGGACTGCCAACTATCTTCTGCAGCATTGGCGGCAGGTTCGCAAAGGCTTCGTTGGCATGATAGTAACTTATAGCACCACGTACCCTGCTCCAAGCCTCCATCTCCGTCATCATAAGTGGCTGTGTTATCATGGCAATTTTCTCCTTTACGTCAGCGATAGTCGGAGGATATTTCAGGGTACACATTAGGGCTTTTATCGCTTCAGTGACTACCTGGATTGATTCCTCCGAAAACATAGTAGCCCATAGGTTCACCGCTGCGCTTATGTCTTCTTTGCTAAAATTTTTGTAAAATGTCGGGTATGCTGTTTTTAGCATTGCCATAACCGCCAGTGCTTCCTGCCTTGTCATAATAACCCTTCCTCCTTTGCAAGTTCTAAGAATGGATTGCCTGATTTATAGCTGTTCACAGCAGGTGTGCCCCTAATTCGCTCTTCAGCTCGCTGCTTGTGTGCAACAAGAGTGTCCCATTTCTCCCGAAGCTTCCCAGGAGACAATATATTGGCTTTCCAGAATTGGTCTTTGTGTGCCCAATCCATGAGTTGCCGGATTTCATCAGGACTTCTGTAATCTATCCGCATCATGAGGTCTATATTATAAGCCCATCTACGCAAGTCTTCTGGCGTTGATTCAGGCACTTTGGCATTCGGCAAGTTTTTTAAAACACACTGCCGCACAAACAAAGCAAGTTGATACTGCTCTGTAGCTTCATCAAAAAGCGGTATTTGCTTTGCTTTTTTGGATTTTTCCCGAACCGGGTCCGGACTCGGTTCGGACGTAGATATAGAATCAGTATAAGGGTTAAGGGAATCAGGAATCAGTATAAGGGAATCAGCAGGGAAAGTACTATGTTGTTCTTGTTCTTGCACTGTACTTGTATGGTGCTCTGGTTCTGTATCATGTTCGGACGGTGGAGGTATGATACTTTCCGCTTCTTTTATATGTGGGTTCTGGTGTTTTGAAAAGTTTGTTATCTGTATGTACCGGTTCCCTTCAACTTCATAACGGAGTATAAAACCGTATTTGGCCAATTGACTCAATAATTGGTCAACATCACAATTATCATAAGGTAATATTTCGGCCTTAATTCTCTTGGGTCTGTCTTCTAGCCTGCCCTCTCTGTCTGCTATACACCAAAGCCCCGCAAATAATAACCTTGCCAATGGATCACATTCCGCTAAATCATCATTTAGGAAAAAACTTGGTTTAATATTTCTTGCTCTTGCCATTTCTACCTCTCCTCCGCCTTCACAAAAATAACTCTTGTTTCTCAATATCCTCTAACTCTTAGCTTTGCTTGATTTGTTCTTTACAGCCTTTTATACGCTTTCCGTACAAAATAATTCTAAGCTTCAAGCAAAAATCCGGTTGTGAGCCTGATGTTTTATTCCCTTTCCACGGAGGAACATACTTCTTTCCCTTCGCGTACTTTCGCTCTGTCTATTCTTTTACCTCCACACATTCCGAGCAATAATGCTTCCATTCCCCGTCAAATAATTTCTTTTTCCAGCCTTCTTCTCGCATAAACTCCATTACGTCCGCCCAGCTGTCGCACTCTTGCCCTGTTCCGCAATTGTCGCATGTTGCCATGTATTTGTTCCTGTAAATTTTCTCTACCATTTCAGATTCCTCACTTTTTCCTATTTTCTTAGCTCTTATAAACCCCCACCAACTTTCGCAGCCATATATGATTTTCTTTAAATCAAACACCTTCCTGGATTTTCTCCATTACTCTCTTGTAAGCCGATGTCAGCATTCCTGTCGTAGACTGGAAACCTTCTTCCGCTATGAACTACCTCCTAAAACTTATTTTTGCAGTTTTTTTGTAGACTACCCCAGGGATGCTGACCGTGCCTTCCTCTTCCAGGGCTTTGGCAACGTAAGCATCGTGTTCAACCTCGCTTTCCCTGATTACCGGGCACCTAACCCTCCATACTTCCTCATGTGAGCAAAATACAAAGTAATCGCCATCTGCTTTGCCGTATACTGTTATGGAGCCGTATTTATTCATATAAGGTTCAAGCTCTTTCCGGAAAATATCTTCTTTCAGGCAGTCCCAAAAATCTAATATTTCATTATCCCAAGTATCTACCAAACGGCTTTCATGGTCTTCACACCAATTGCAAGCATACGAGTTTTGAAAATCGCCTTCATATAATCCCGCCCAATTATATATGTTTGGCGACCCTGCTGGGATTGTGCGCCCGCAGAATACGCACTTGTGCGATTTTCTTGTTTTTTTGATATGTTTTTCTTTGCAAAAAGTCCAACCCATTATTTCTCAACCTCGCTTTCCTTCTTCCACTCATCTCTACCAACAATGTATAAAATGCCGATAGCGTCACCATTTGAAATTCAGAACGGAAGGTCGTCTATCTCTCCAGCCTCGCCGCCGAGTTCCGAATAACCAGTATTGCATGGCAATTCAGGTTCGTCTACATCAATCTCAGTTTCTATAGGTTCTTCCTGCTTCTCCTTGCGCTGTTTTACCGCATCTTTAAGTATTTCAATGGCTTTCAGTATAACCGGGTCTTTTTTGTCAGCCTTTTCAACGTACCACTTAATCCAACCGATGTCTGATTTGTATATCTCTCCAATGGTCTTGCCTTTCTGCTTACCGAATGTGATTTTTAAAGCTGCTGCTTCATCAATGGTCATGTTCTCAGTTTGTTCATTCTGGATAATATCTTTCATGTCTTCAATGTCTTGTGTAAATATTTCTGATAGTGCGGCAACTTGAAGAGTGGCATCAATATACGCCCTTTTTTTTGCCATTTTAAGAATTGTATTGGCAAGGCTGCAAATATCAGGGTTATCAATTTTATATTTTGTTCTGCCGTATTTGTCGGTTACAGTTTCAAGTTGAGATTTGTCTACATTGGATGGAATTTCAGATTCAGGTACATTTACATAGCGGTATTTCTTTTCTTTGCTGTTACAGCTTCCAACTCCCTGGGCTACAGGCTGACCATTACGGTACAAAGTGCACCGAATATCGTAAGCAAAAAATTCGTTTTTATAGTCCTCGATTTTTTCGAGAAAATCGTACTCAGGATTAATTCCGAACATCATGCTTATTTTTTCAGCACCGGGCTTTAAAAGAGTAGGTTTATTTGTGCCTGGAATAATATCATAATCGTGTCCTGGCTTCAGAGTCTTTTGCACAAGTATCTGAAACCGGCCGATTTTATTCAAAGTATTTGCTATGTTGTCCATTTCTATGGTGTCAATTATCATTAAGTTATCCATAATTTAGCCTCCAATCTGTTTTAATTAACAATTTTTAATTTGCTTTCGTTTGGCTTACCTCTGGTAGTGGCTGGACGATCGCCATAATACATAGGCACGATATGAGAGCACATATTTTTACGCCTATCTACTTTCACTTTTACCAACTCCTCCTATCTTCTAGCCCGTCATGCCATTCGGTCTTATCCAAATGGTCGAGCCATTCTACATATGTTGTAAGCTTTTCATCTGTCATACTACCTAGGTTAGTCCTCTCAAGGCCAAAGCGGCTTTCTGATGATCTTATGTGTTGCCTTAATGTCTGGCCATCATTTCCAGGTTCGTCTAAGTCATGCCTTGAGTACAATGACATTTACAACGCCTCACTTTCCTGCTATAATGAAAATGCGATTAATTTTTTATGTGCCGCTATAAATGCGGCTATTTTTATATATCTTTAATGTTCAACCTTGCAACTCTTGCAAGTCTGTACTCCAAATAACTGATTTTCCTGGCTGCAATAAATCCTGTAAAGCCAACACCTATTAAAAATCCTGTTATTGCACCTACTATAAACATTCTTTTCCCTCCTTTGCTCTACGCCCTTAAAAGTCTTGATCCAGTGCCGGCATGATGATGCTTAAGTCTTTTTTCAATGTTTTCCGGATCTGAACCTGAGGCGGTAAACTATCTAGGATACACTTCCTACATGCAGGGCAGATGTTTTGACCTTTAAACTGCTCCACACCTTTTATGCCACCGCAGAATACGCACCCTGGTTGATACTTTTTCAGAATGATTGTTTCACCTTCTGTGTAAAACTCTATTGGTGTTCCTTCCGGGAGATCCATTGTGTCCCTGAGTTCCTTTGGTAAAACTACCCTTCCAAGTGAGTCAATCTGTCTTGTTATTCCTATGGTTTTTAAATTAGGAATTGTTTGAGGTTTGCTTATTTCGTCAAAGTCGAGTTGTGCCTCTTCTCCTGTTGATGTTGCCAGTAAAACTTCAACCCCAAAAAGATTACGAAGTACTGCATCCACATCATCAATTACAATTGGACAACGTTCCCGTCCTCTATAGCTGTCTGGACGCATATTATTTGCCCTTAATACATTGACTGGCAACTTCAGTTCTTTGCTCATGCGCTCAATAATCATTGCCCTATTATTATCAGCAACCAACAGAGGTACTCCCATTGAAGATGCAATTCGTAACGCTTTTGTGGTTTTGTCGGTTCTTCTCAACTTTACATATAACACTTTCTATTCCTCCCTTGTACAACCACCATGAAAGTTGTTTGAAATGTTGTGTATTTTTTTATGCTTGTTTCAGTAAACCACCATCAAAGTTGTTTACCCGAATAATCTCTTTTCAAGTGCTTCAACTTCCTTCTTATCACTTTCATCCATGGATTCCTCAAGCTTATCGATAATCTTTTGGGTTAGTCGTGATGATTCAATCAAACATCTAAGGCATAGCGGTATATTGAAAACCATTCCAACTGCTGGATTATCACAACAATTACATTTCATATCCTTGATCAGCTCCTCTTCTTTTTTGATTTTTAAATTGCCGGCTTTCTTGACTTCATCACTTCGACATAACCGCCACTTAGTCGTGCTGATTCACCATGTCGACACAAAAAAGCTCATCAAAACTAACATTTTCACCTTTCTCTCGGAAAAATTTCAGGATTTTATAGGCTGGAGTAACTTTGAATTCTTCGCCCTGAGCAAACTTTTTAGAAATGCTGGTAAGGCTTAGGCCGGATATTTTAGAAATGTCGCATTGTTTTAGCCTGTGCTTAGCCATGAGCATTCTTAAGGTTCCATAATCTTTGGCCATAGGGATTCACCTCCTTTTTGGTTGTCACCACTTTTTTTATGATATACCCTTTTCTTTAAATTGTCAATACGTTTTTTAAAAAAAATTCAAAAAAGTTATTTACAATTCAAAAAACGAAATGTATAATGGTTACAAAAGTAAACAAAATAAGATTTAATTGGAGGAATATAGGTGGAAAGAAAAGAATATAGTGCAGGAATGGTTAAGCTTTCCTTTTGGTTTTTGGAATTTAGGAAAGTAATAGAACTTTTGAACTCTGGGAAGACCATAAATGAAATCAAAGATATGAATTTAAAAGAGAATATATTTGGAGCACCTACAACAGCTAGAGCTATTCAGATATTCAATACAGTTTCCAATCGGGTAATGAGCCTTGATGAAAGTTTTTACAAGCTGTTTGAGAAAAGTGATATTGCAACACAGAAAATTATTGCAATTATATCGGTTATGAAGGTTGACAGTCTGTTCTTTGATTTTGTATATGAGGTATATCGCGAAAAGTTGATTATAGGTAATAACACATTATCTGACAGAGATATTCGTAGTTTCTTTAAGGACAAGCAATTGCAGAGTGAAAAGGTGGCTAGCTGGACCGATTATACTTTAAAAAGGTTAGGGCTCTGTTACAAGACCATGCTCATGGAAGCTGGTATTATTGATAGAGCAACAGGAGACAGGAAAATATTAAAGCCAATTATAGATGTTGCTTTAGAAAAATGTATGAAAGATCACGGCATGGAGCTCTTTATCCATGCACTTACAGGGGTGAGGTAATGAGGACTTTGGAGGAACGGCTGGATACGTTGGAACGCAGTCTTGGTTAAATCTTGGTTAAATGCTTTACTTTTTAACCAAGTTCCAAACTTTTTAGGGAAGG